TTCGGATGGCGTTACCCATTCAAGATTGCTAACCCAATTATTTAATTTATCCCCATCTTTATGATTCACATGAAGTCTTTTTTCATCTTGCAAAAGAAACACTTGAGCAACCAAGCGATGAACATAAAACTTTTTAGTCTTGCCCTCTTTGCATAAAACAACTTGTAAATAACCTTCTCTAGTCTTGCAAGGTTTTAAATACCTTCCTTCATGTATTTTATTGGGATAAGACCATATCAAACCTTGAACAGTTACAGCATACAAATATTCATATTCTGGAATATCACGCATGGATCATCTCCGCTAATGTAATTACTGTATCAATGACTGAACTGGCAGCCATAACCCATATTGCTATATCTATTGAGTTCATTTAATTAACTCCACATCTGTAAATTTCATCAAAGCACCATCTTTTTCAACAGTAAACCTTAAATTCAGATACATAAGATGGTGATCTACTTGTATTTCAGGCTTTTTTGGTTTAATCCTATAGATTGAATTTTCATCCCAGCCAGGAGTATCAGCATCAACCCAACCTTTAGACCAAGCGAGCATAACTTGAATTTCAGCACCATTAGCCCAAGCAATTATTAAATCTCTGTGAGGGTGCATTTTTTTGTTGCCTGTATATGGTGTACTCATTTGATTAAAAATCTCCTCGCCCCTGGCTGCTCTACTACAAACTGCTCATAAATATCAGGCATAGCTTGTTGAAATAAGGTGGATGAGAACCGCTTAGAGCCTTTAGATGACTTCCAAGAAACTAATGTCTGTCCATCCACTGTTCTAATCTCTTGGCACTCTCCCATAAGATTTCGGACAGCCACTTCAATTTGCTCCTCAGTAGCTTCAAGGTGTTTAATCTGATTCTTGACATCCCGTAACTGAGCGATAGCCAACTCAACTTGCTGTGTAGCCGTAACCACCGCAGTAGAGGATGACGGGTAAATGATCTTAGTTTGCTCAATGGTTTCTGCTGGCGGAAGCGTACCCGCTTGGCAATGACCCCAAACTGTAGCCATTTTCTTAATGAGGTCATCTTTTTCCTGATCTGAAATAAAGAACTCGAATGTATGAAACTCTTGACCACCAAATAAAACAGCCAAAAAGATCCGATTAACATTGTGGCAAGCAGCTTCGTGGACAAGTTGTGCGTAATCAGCATCAGGAATCCGATTGGTATCGGGATCAAACTTAGAACGAACTGCTGCGTTGTAGTTTTTAGCTTCAACAAGCACGCCACCATCAGCACTAATGAAATCAAAATGAGATTTAAACCAAGTATGCTTTGAATGGGTAATCGAATAATCAGCATCTTTTAACTCCATCTTTAAACGATCTTGAGCCAGCTTTCCAATCAAGGGTTGCATAACATGACCCATCTGTACCGCTTCCACGCCTGAGAGGTCTTTTAAATCTTTCTTACCTTGCTTCTCTAGGATCACATCTACCATCTTGCCATTAGCGACCTTACGACTGTCACCTGACCAGATAGCTGACCTTCTTACTTCAGGCGCAAAATCTGCTTGATCGTTCATACCACCTCCATAATGGTTTTAACAATCTCTTTCCAACTGTCGATCTCATCTTCCAGATCTTCTAACTCTTGACCTAACTTGCCTGTTTTGTTTTGCTCTTGCTTTAACTCATCTAGCATCTGAGCTATGAGGTCATCTTGCCTTGCGACTAGGTTTTTAAGACGATCCACCTCTTTTTTGGTGTAAGCATCATTGATCTTCTTATCAACTGCCTTTACTGGGAAAGGTGTCTTAGGTTTGTTTTTACTGCCGATTGTGCGTGCCATGCTTATCTCCCAAATGGAATAGCGGATAGATCGTCAAGATCTTCTGTTTCAACAAAAGCAAACCACTTCGCATCTTCCCCGCATCCGCTTATGGGCAAGTTACGGCTGTTGTCTGCTGTCATTTTCTTTTGAAGTCCCGTCACCATATCGTGAGGGCGTTGGGGTGACAAGCACTGTAAAGTGTCTTGGTCTAGGTGTTTGCAGTTAACGCAATATTCCATGATTATTCCTTATTAAATAGTTAGGGTTTCAGTTACTACAGATAGAACATTACTACATTACTACGATTAGTGCAATTTATTTGTTAGGTGTTGTTTTTTCCTCCTTTTCTGTTATGACATCGCCTTGGGGATTGATGTAATAAGGCGTGCCAGTTTCCGTTGCTCTAATCCATTCTCTATACTGGGCTGCTTGGTTCATCTCTTGCCATTTCTGCGCATCTTTATCTGCTTTATTCATATTAGCTCCATGCTTGGTTGTTGTAATCGCTCATCTTGTAATTTCTTGTAATCAGGGTTTAACTCGCATCCTAAATACTTTCTGCCTAATGCTTGTGCTACTACTCCAGTTGTGCCACTACCCATAAATGGATCAAAAACAATATCCCCTACTTTGCTACCCGCTAAAATCATAGGCTCTATCAATTTTGTTGAAAAGGTAGCAAAATGTGCGCCTTTGTAAGATGATGTGTTCACTGTCCATACAGAACGCTTATTAGCCATTTCATAGCTTTTAGTTAATCCTGTATGGGGATTTAATCCTGTACCTTCATTGTGATACTTGCCTTCTGATCTGTCCCTTGTTCCCCAATCTTCTTTTACGGGTTCTTTAATGGCTTCGTGATTAAAGTAATATCGTTGTTTTTTAGTTAACAAAAAAATGTACTCGTGACTTTTAGTGCATCTATCCCTGACTGATTCAGGCATAGGGTTAGGTTTATGCCAAATGATGTCCTGCCTTAAATTCCACCCAAAATCTTGTAATGCTATGGCTACTCTCCAAGGTATTCCCAATAGGTTTTTAGGTCTAAATCCCTCTACTTTCCAAGTGCTAAACACCTCACCCGTAATAGATCCCTTATTACCTTGTTGAATACCGCCTTCTTCACCTCCCCCTCTACCCCCTGCTGAATAGCTATCTCCAAGGTTTAACCATAAAGTGCCATCATCTTCTAATATGTCCCAAACATGACTAAACACCTCTACCATATTGGCTACATATTGTTGTGGAGTTTCCTCTAATCCTAATTGTTTATCCTCTCTTATAGCTCCGCACTTAGGGCATATTGATTTATAAATAGCATCTCCAACAGTCAAATCTTTATTGGCATGACCTGTAATAGTCTTATCTGAGTATTTACTATCTCTTTTATGAGAGCAGGTGCTATCACCTCCCACCCATGTACCTGTGCCGTAATCCCTTAAACCATAGTAAGGTGGACTGGTAATACAGGTCTGCACTTTGACACCCTCTGAAGCCCATCGCTTCATTGTGGTTCTACAATCCCCAAATTCTATTTTATTCATTTTGTTGCACTCCTTTAAAAAGTATGATCTAATCCGATTAAGTTTGTTTTAGTGGTGGTTTTGTGGCTGTCATCGGCTGGTTACCTTTGACAATTCAAAGCCTCCTGTACAAAATCACCTCTAAAGCAAACTACACGGGGGCATGACCCACCCCTCCCGCATGGTGTATCGCCAAAGGGAATAAACATAGTGGCTAGTATCTGGGGGACTCTTACAGGACCGCACCCCTTTAGTTAAGCACTTAGATAAACGATAGATACTCTCTTTTTTGAGATCACCCGCCCTAAAGCGGGTTTGGTGCTTAGCAATTCGTGACACGATCAAATTACCTCCTACATAGTAAGAATGATTTAAACAGCTTTTAAGGGGTTTTCTCACAGGCGTGATACTTACCCCCTCTCTGTTAGTTTAAAGGGCTAGGATGAGCCAAATAAGAGGAATTACCGCTATTGCACAGGCTATTAGAATAAGTTTGTCGGTAAAACTATCTTCTTTATACATATAAAGTACCTTTTCTGACGGTTGAACTCCAGGCATTGAAAGACAAGGGGGCTTCCCCTTGCTTCATGCACCAATAGACATAAGCTGAGTATTTGTCCTGTTTGCTCATGCTGTGACTTCCTCAAGAATGACATCTTCATAACCTAAACGAATCCAATGGTTATAATCAATATTTGCGTATTGCTTGCTTTTCCCCTCATAAGTTGCAACACCGCCAACCCATACTATGTAAATTGTTTTCATGCTGTCACCTCAACAATTAAGCCCATCGCAATAGTAATAGCACATAAGTCATAATCTGTAACAATTTGACCCATGAATTCATGACTTGCTTGATAGCGTGTTTTAACTAAATCACCTGCGCTGTTATAGGTTTTAAGGATGTCTGTAACAATGCAAACTCTGGGCGCTTTACCCCTTGTTTTAAACTTTGTTCCAATTGAATATTCCATGATTAAATCCATTCTTGGCGAAATTGTTTAGTAGGATTTACAGCTCGCAGAATGTTATGAACGATATGAAAACCCATATCCATTCCGCAACCTCGCACAACTATGCCGTTGTGTTTGCCCTGCTTCATTTCCAAAGCTGTAGAAACTAGGTAATCAAGATGAATAATTCTGCCAGCATCTATCATCTTTATGCTGATTTCTCGCTGCATACCTGAGCTGCTGACATGGCGCAGAACTGTGTAGATAGTATCTGTTGGAATGTCGCTTAAGATCTTGTTTAGTTCGGCTACAGCGTTCTGTTGGTCTTGTTTCTTGGTCATGTTGTTACTCCTTAGATAGTTAGGTTTTTTACATCTACTGCAACTGCATAGCTATATCTTAATCCTAATAACGGAACTAATCCATATAATGTTTACAAATAGTTAATTTTATTTTTCTATCGTTGTTTAATTGTCAATAGTCTGATACTATGGCGCATAGTCTATCTTCTATAATCTATAGGTCTATAGTCTATTTTCTATACTTCATAGGCTTCTATAATTTCTATATTTATATAGTAATTATGTAAGTTAGTAGATAGTTACATATATAAGCGATAGGTAAGAATGAAAGGGGGAAAGGTAATCAACTCCCCGCACTCTGTCCCCTTTAATATTTCATATGGGGTTGTCATCACTTAAGCATAGTCATTACAGAATTACGCTATGGCTTGTATCAAAAGGGATTGGCTAGACTTCACACAAAGCAGCATGACTGTTTGCCCTTTGAGTTGGGCATGAGTACGGTGAGGTGTGCACCCCCTTCCGAGTCCACCCCAAAAAAAATTACAGTTTATTGAGCGTGGTTGTGTTGTCGGTTAAGTTCACGCTTTGATGAGCGCAATAGAACTTACGACTTAAAACCTTCTCTAGATTGAAACAATTGAAGGTTGTCCACATCGGACCAGTAGCTACGCCTTCTATGTGTTTGCAGTATTTGGATAGGCTTCCAATGCCAGTCACATCTAAACCCATCTCTAAAGTAGATAAACCCATGCCTGTAGGGTTCGTTGTGATGACAGAAAACCCCTCATTTAGAAGATTGCGTACCCGATTCTTAAAGAATTGAGCATCAAAGTCTGGCAATTGCCCAGATTGTGGGAGGGCGTTAATGATGAGGTAATCAAATTCAATGGGAATGGGGGCGTTTAAGGCGGGGTACTCAAAGAGTAGATCTTCCCTGCAAGCTATAGGGGAGGCTATTTCCAATATGTTGGAAATATGGTCAAACCATTCCAGATGGAAGTTAACCCAATCATGCTGTAGGGGATGGTTGTAAAAGTAATTATCCCTACCAATCCAAGCGTTTACTGCGTTAGGCGGAATACTTAACCCTTGCAAGCTAATAGGAAGGTCCTCAAGCAACGGGGTTAGTTGACTGTGG